TTGGATTCTTGCCTTTGAATGCAGAAATTAGCCTGCGATGATTAATGATTTAATTGGCCTTGCATACGAGCGCAGAGCCCGATTTTGCGAAGGAGAAGGTAAAACCGATTGCTTTATGCTTGTTTGCGAAGCAAGGCGTCGCTTGGGTCTTCATGACTACGAAGAGGAATTTCGCTGGGCATACGATGAATACGATTCCGGCAATTTACCAATGAAGAGGATCATTCGATGGTTATTCGATAATGGCAAAAGAACTAGAGAGAAAGAGGATGGCAACGTGGCCATTATTCTTCCAAGGCCAGGAGGTGAGGTGGCAGTGGGAGTGGCTTATGATGGGGGAATACTTACAGTTTCACGAGGAGGGCGATCATGGTGGTCATCGTCTTTTCCATCGCTGAAACTGTTCAAAATGTTGCCTGATATTAAAGAATGAGACGCCTCCTTCCTTACGAACGCGCTCTGATTGACGCCCTTCAAATTTCAGAGGAAGAATACTGGCAGTTTTATTTGGCTCGATTGAATTATCGCGACAATAAAGAAGGCACCATTCTTGACGTGCGGAATGGCTTAGAAGCTGGCACTGTTGCGCTTATCCTCACCATTGTTGGAACATTAGCGCAAGTTGGCGCTGCCTTACTTGCTCCGAAGCCAGAGGCTCCCAGTGCAACGATGGGACGGCGGAGTAGGAATTTATTCTTTGCTCCTCGATATGGTTTCAATTCCTTCCAGGAAGTAGCTCGTTACGGCGATCCAGTGAATCTCATCTATACGAATAATTCTGAAAACTCTGCAGGTGGATTGAGGGTTAACACTTCGTTGGTTTGGTCTGCGGTGCATAGTCTTGGCTCTCGCCAGTTCATGCAGATGCTTACCGTTGTAGGCGCTGGTCCCATTGAAGAATTTGGTTATGGTCGCACAGCGTTTGGGCAAACGCCATTAAGGGACATTCCAGCTCAACGCTTCTGGCTGTATGCGCAGCCAGACGGCGGACGCCTTGCTTTTATCCACAATCGCTTTCCAGAACCACTGAATGCTGATGACCCATCGCGAGAGGGTATCGTTCCCACGGATGCAGTGTATAAGGCCAACACGTCTGGACTAAGCAGGCCTGAAGGCTTCAGTCAAGCATTCTCCCCTACTACTGCCACTTCGCTAGGCATATATGACGTTGTACCAATCAGGGTGCAAGTTGAGGATAGGGACGATGAAGGAAGGGAGGAACGCGACCAGCTTGGCATCAATCTCAATGGAAGAGGGGGCTATTGGCCTGACACTTGGCCTGCAGTGGGAGTGCGCCCTGCATTGCCTGTTAATAGTGAACTAACCATCGTTTTTAGGGAGGACGATGGCAAAAGCGTGAATGAAGACGTAGAAAGAGCTGCCGTTGACTTACGCAGTTCCTACATTACTGTTTTTGATTCTTCTAGCCTATACAAGCTTGGTGCAGCCAAGCTGAAGATGATTTCTAGTAATATCAACAGCGGAAGTGATGTAGAAGGACAGTTCACTTTTAGATGCGTAGAGGCTGGCGTATTGTGCGAGGAAGATTATGGCACGCTTAATTATCAGCAAAATGGCGAAGAACTTAGAACAAGGAAGAGGCAACTAGAGGCTCTCATCGCCCAGCTTCTCATTGACAAAGGAATAGCTTTTGGTAATAAAATCAACGGCGCGACTGCCGCTCAAATTGACCAGTATTCCTCAAGGCTGGAGCAGTTGGATGAAAATATTTTGCGGGCATCCGCAGTTAGAAAAGGCAACATCTCTTCCATTGATTTTAGAGATCTTCTTGACCAAACAGGAGCATTTCAAGATGCAAATAGGCAAATCAATAACTGGGAAGATGACATTCGGGAACGCAACAGAATTATCGACAGCCTTCGCGAGCAGCTAGATGACATTAATTCCAGCATTCAGGACATTCTGGCCGAAAGGCCTTTTGATAATAATCAAAGACAAAGAATTGCACGCCTCAAAGATAGACGTGGAGAAGTAAGGCAAAGAATTCGTGATCAAACTACGGCAAAGAAAGAAAGCCGCAGGAATATTAACGATCTCGTTCGTCGCCTCATGCCGCGAGCTATTGAGGAGGGTCTATTTGACGAATCGCCAAGGACCAACTTACGAGACGAGCTGCGTGCCATGCGCAGAGAGCGCCGTCAAATCAGACGCGCCATTGATGAGCTCATGCGGAACCAGCGGGATGTTCCGGCGGAAACGGCTGCGCAGCGAGATTGGCAGCGGCGTTACGACGAAGCTACCAGGGAACTGCGGGAGACGGAGGCAGAACTAAAGAATACAGACAACTGGAACGATTATTTCAACACAAAATGTATTGCAAAGATTGACGAAATTAGCTACGAAGCTACTACCAAATGCGACATTATCAATTTCTGCTTCAAAAGCAAAATCTTTCAACGCATTCAAGGCAGGCAAAGTGTATATGCCGAGACTGATATGCAGGGGCATAAAGACAGCGACAATGGCGTGCGTAATCGCACGTCAATGTTTTGGATGCTCTACAAAAAGCCAGGAGACACTCGCTACACAAGAGCTAGATACGTACTGGCCATCCGCAATGGTAAGGAAGTAGACATCTATACGCACCTTCGTTTTATTGCTGCATCAAAAGATAAGTGGCAGTTTAAATTCGAGCCGATTGTCGATCTCCCTGCTGAACTTCGCACTCATAACGATGCGCAGCAGATCAACATAATTTACCTTCGTACGTTTGGTTATGGCCTAAATGACGAGCAGAATAGCGTAAGTCTTGACGGTGGGCATCAATTGGTTTTTCGTGGCAAGATTCGCCAAACCATTCGCTTGCGTCCGCGATTAAATCGCACTCCTAAGTTTGTTGATGAATGGGGACTGTTCTCGCTGCGTTCTGACACGCAAATTTCCTTTTCTTTTGATAGCGGGGCAGAGAATGCTTTGGCGGCAGTGACTGAACAACAGCTTGAATCATTCTCTCCAAGCCTTTATCAAGATTTGGTGATGCTTGGCCTGAATATTTATAGCGGGCAAGGCGTGCAAGATTTACGCTCACTTAGCGCATGGGTGACAAAAGGCAAGAAAGTAAGAAAACTTAGCGATGGTGGGAGCTATTCTTCTGCGCTGGTTTCATCTACTAGCTTTGCGCCAGAAATTTTTCTTGACACAATTCTTGATGAAAAGAATGGCATTGGCGCCTATGCGAATGTCAATGGTATTGATACGGCGCGTCTTGGTTTGGCACAGAAATTCTGCCGGGCCAATAGCTACTACATGGACGGAGTGATTGCGGAGCCGCAGTCATGGCGAGAATTCTGGAGCACTGTCGCGCCATTCTCCCTTCTGGAATTTGCACGAATTGGCGGCAAAGAAACTTTGGTTCCTGCAGTGCCTTATGACACATTTGGCAACGTCACCAGAAACATTTCCATTTCTGCGTTGTTTAACCAAGGCAACATTCTTGAGGACAGCTACAAGGAAGAGTTTCTTGATTATGGCGATAACACACAAGATTTGATTGCCACCATTGTCTACCGCAACACTGAGAACGACAATGTTTTCCCAGGTAACACAAGCCTGACAATTATGCTTGCCGACGCCAGCGAAAGCACTAGCGTTCGCCAAACGTTCAATCTGTCTGATTTCGTTGTGCGCCGTACGCAGGCTCTGCATTACGGGATGCTGCTTTGCCAGCAGCGAAGGCTATCGAGACGCGCCGTCGAATTTAAGACCTTCCCCACTGAAAGCCCCATAGAGCCTGGTAGCTATATTTACGTGCAAACAGACCAGAATCAATGGGATGACTTCCGCAGCGGTATTGTCGAAGCAGACGGCAGACTAAATACGCCATTGGCCGAGGATCCAATCAACGGCTCCTACACAGCGCTTCTGTATAGCGGCAGCCCTAATGAAGGCATTGCAAAGCTTTCAGTGTCAGTGGCAGACAGTCAGTCGTCCTCCCTTGCTGCATACGAAGGATGGTTGTTTGTACTTGGCACTGCAGTGACTGCCAAGCGTGTTTTCCGAGTAACTGAAGTGTCGATGGAAGAAGAAGGTGAAATCACAGTAAGAGCCATTGAGCACCCTTGCGAAGAAGAAGGTGGACAAACAAAATCAAGAATTGTTCGCTTTGATCCATCGCTATATCGCATTGATTAATCATTCCTGAAAGTGCTAAGATTAAAACAAAAGCTTTAAAGCGATGCCCTTTTATACTGGCCGCACTGGCAAATTGCGTCTTGGTGGCAGCGAAGTGTCGAAAGTGCGCAACTGGACGCTTGATACCTCCGTAAACATGCTGGATACCACAGCGCTCGGAGACACCGCCAATACATTTACTCCTGGACTTTTTAGCGCCACTGGTAGTGCCACTCTTTCGTATTACAACGGCGACACTACTGACGTGACTAATCTTCTTGAGAAGATTGCCAAAACTGGTGCTATCACTGATAGCGACGAAGTGGCGCTTACGTTTGAAGTGGGAACCAATCAACTTTTTACCGCTGATGCTTTTATCAATAGCGCCAGCATCACTTCTTCCACTGATGAGCTGACCACTGTTTCATTTAACTTCACTCTCAATGGTCCGCTAACCACTGTCACACTTACTGGCACCACTTGATTTCAAAAGGTGTCTGTTGAGTACAATAAAATGATTAGTACCGAGGCGAAATGACGTTTTTTGTTGGCCATACTGGTATTATCAGGCTTCAACGAAATGCAAGCAGTAGCTTTTCCGCTGTTGTTTCGCCGGAGGATGTCAATACGACGCTTAATAGATTTAGCTTTGAGAATAGCGAAAATAATTTAATTACTGGAGACCTGATAGAAATATCAACCACTGACGCAAGGGGAATTGATTTTCTCCCATCGTCTTTCTGGGGTTTACCTGAAGGGCAAAAAGCTAGCAATGCACGAGCAGTTGTCAACGTCAATAACGTGGGCGGTATTCGTCTTTATCGAGATTTCGCCGATGCAATTAATAATACCAGGGCAGAGGAAATTGCACTTTCTTCTTTTTCTGGTGACGACTTAGAAATCTCCATTGCAGTGAAGGATACACGCTATAACACGCTTGGCTCTGTCACTTCGTATGAAATCAATACTGACAGAGGGGCGATGGAGACGACAAGCCTTTCTGACGTATTTAAGCAACAGTATTCTGCTGGCTTGCTAAGTGGCAATGGAAGCATTGAGTGTTTGTTCGATTACGAAACCACTGGTGTTTCTGAGCCTCCCTTGTTGTTGCTGCAGATTATCAATCGCCTGGACATCGGAAGCGGTTTCAAGGCGCTCCTTTCTTTGTCCTCCCTT